TGATCTTCTCGGCGGCTTCGAGTTTCTTCATGTTCCGATCCGTCTCCGCTTCCTCTTGCGCCTGCTTCTCGGCGCGGGCTTCCGCTAAAGGGTCGTTCAGCCTCAAGATCGCCTTGAACGCATTGACCACCTGCACGCCGCTTGCGCTCTTCTGGATCGCCTCGGTCGGCCAATCCTCGGAGTACTCCAACAAACAATCCATGATTGCCCGCAGGCTTTGGGCGGTGCCCGTTTCGGTGTAATCGCTAAACAGCTTTTCAGCCGCTTCAAACCATTCCATCCCTTCGATCATGGGAAGCGCCTTGGCATTAATGGGCGTGTCTCGATTGACATGGCCGTCGTGCGCTGAAATGTTCATGATCACAACGGGTTTGTTCGTGGTTTTCGGCAAGTCAATGGACATTCAAGTTCTCCTTAGCTTTGGTCGTAGTTGTAGCGCCACCAGCCGCCCGCAATGGTTGCGGTCGCGCATGGGGTCACAATGAAGTCCGTCTTGTTCACGGAGCCTTCATCGCCCTCGTAGTCGCCGGTGAATCCCGTGATGGCAACATCGCAGTTCGGGAAGTAGTCTACCCACAGACCATTTACCTCCACCCACACGGTGCGCTTGGTTAGCGTATCTAAAAGTTTCGTGATGTGAGAATCGACCTCCACGGAGCTTGCCATTTCAAAAAGCTCTTTCCTCCCGTCATAGCATGAAAAGGTGAGTTCATCCACGCCGTTCCGAAAGAGCACAATGTCTTCGCGTGTCAAGCTCCTGGGCGGCATCACTTGGCCTTTTTCATTCATAAAGCTGACCCCAACGCTTCCGCCGTCCAGGTCCGCGTCATCGTCGCCCTGGGACCGCCCGATTGTGACATAGCCGCTGGTGTCCGCCATGTTGGATCCGACTTCCGCCGGGATGGACGGGATAGCTGTTTCGGCTGTCGTGTGGATGCCGATTCGGTTGATAAAATTCGTTCCTGCCATTTGCCTCTAGGCTCCTATTTGAGTTGTGATTCTGTATCTCGCGATGGCGACCGGCCAACCCGTCACCGGTTCCGGCGGCCCTTGAAATGAGCTTGTCATTTGCGCCATGCACAATAATCCGCTTGCCGTTTCTTTCAACCGCGCATTATGCAAATACTGGTAGAGCGCCTTGCGCACGTTCCGCGCCGCCGTGTATCCAATTTCGCCGCCGTAGCACTTGAACACCACCGCGATGCTTTCCAGTGCTCCCGTGATGTGGGAGCTTCCGGTTTCCGCATGGAACACGATGCCTTTGTGCTCGTTTTCAAATTTCGGCGGAGCCACGGGCGTGCTGAAATAATTGCCGCCCATGAAGTCCCGCAAGTTCACACCGTCAACGCCGAGAAAATCCGGGTCTTGCAGATATTCATCCACTATGTCAATCGGCTCAGTCATCGTACAACTTCCCGCGACTTACAAGGTCGTTCACTGTTTCCTGGACTGCCGGTGCTAGGAACGGTTGCGCGGCCATCTTCGAGGTGCCGAGTTCAACGTAGGCGCCATAGCCCGCCGTGGTTTGAATAACCAAGCCGCCATCTTTTACTGTCCTTTTTATGTTTCGCTTCAAATTTCCCGTATCAACCACAACAAGATTTCGCGCCCGCAACACAACCCGTTTTGCAAATTCGTCCATGTTGGTGCCGACAATCTTCTTCACCGCCTTCATCATGTTTCGATTCGGGCGTATTTTGACATTACCTGCCATGGCTAACCGAAGATCATTTCGTACTTGAACGGCTGAACAGCGGTTCCCGCAAAGTCAATTTCATCCGCCGATCCCGCCGCCACATCCGGGGTTGCGTCGTTGCCGTAATACATCACATACTGTCCAGGACTAAGAACCGTAGTCCACCCCGCGCCGCCCAAAAGATAGGGGTTGGAGGCCCCAAACTTCACCGTGATGGTGTTGGCGTTCGTGCTCGGGTTCTCGAATCGCGCCACTTGGCATTTCAGTCCAGTGGCGTCAATCACGCCGCCATTAGTGCCTTCTGCGAGCGCAGTAAGATCAAGCGTTTTTGCTCCGCCGGAAAGCGCCACGGAACCGCCCGCATATAAGGTAATGGGCGGCGTTGAGGCGGATGTAAGAGCCACCGTTTTGTCAAGACCGGTATGATTGACGGTATTATTGGAGCCGATGCTGTCACCGGTAAATGTTTCGGTGCAATTGATCGTGCTCGCCACTGTTGCTGTTACGCTCATAGTTCAAACTCCTATTCGGCGCTTGTGCCGATGATTCGTTTCAAATTCACCACGAAGGCGCTTACCCCAAGCCGGGGCGTGCCTTCGATCTTGTAGTCTTCTTCCGGGCTTATCGCCGTCCCGAACCGCTCTGTCATCCTGATTCGGTCTATGTGGATCAAGCTGCTCGCCACGGGCAAGCGCAATGTCGCGTCGAAGTCGGGCACCTGCGTCCCGTCCGGTATTTCGCCCGAGCGCGTAGGCTTGAACCCGCATGAGATTTCATCGCCGAAAGCATAGGTGCTGCCGCCCGGATCGTCACTCCATTCTGCTTTTGTCGCGACCCCGATCTTGCAAGAGTCCAGCATGGTCTCTTCGGCTGCCGCCGTGATGCCCGTCTTTTCGCATGTGCTCAAAGGATTCAATTGGCATTCCCCTGGCTCTCTAATTCAAGACTCGGAAAAATCCGAGTTTCTTGGAATATGGTTCCGTTTTGGTCTCTATAGCGTTCCACCGTTTGCAACTCAACCGAGCCGATTCTTGCTCTGGCCCGGAAATGCGCGGCGCGGCTTTCATAATGCTTTGTCAATTGACTGCGTTTCAGGTTGGAGCCGTCGGCGGAAAAGTCATAATTGCACCCAACCGCCGCCGCCTTTTCATCCCAGATGTCCGCCGCCGCCGCGTTCAAGTCATAGGTCGGAATCCAATTGTCCTGCTGCGTCCGTGTCGGCGGTTCCGTGCTCGAGTCGAACCAATAGGGATCAAGCCCACGATCATCCGTCACGGCCCGATCCGATATTGCGGCTTCAATCAATGTGTCGGTGTAGGGATCGGCGGTCGATTCCGCAACCATGCGCCGCAACTTTGCAATCGTGTCAGCGTCAATTGACGGCGTGGTGATTGGTGTGCCTGTCGCGCCCATGCGTCCACCTGTTCCTGTTTTTACTTAGGCCCGCCGCCACGGGAGGATAGCGGCGGGCCAAGCGGTTAAACTCGGACGTACTCCAACAGGAGCTTTCCGGTGAGCCCGGCGGTAGTCGCCGAACCTGTAAGGGTCAGTTTTAGGGCCGCAGTCCACGTTGCAACACCCGCGTCGGCAGTTTTCGCCGTCACCTGGACGGTATTGCCGTTGTAGATGGTGCCGGAAGCGTCGGCGTTGACGTCCAAAGCATTCAGGATGTCGGTGGCCGCAGCCGCCGCCGTGGTGATGCCTACGCTCAACGTCGCAGCGCCTGTGGACTTGGTGGTCATGATGAACGTGGACTTGATGATTTTAAGACTCACGCCCTCGGGGTTGTCGATAGAGCCGAGTCCCGCGTTTGCAGCGGAGGCTGCACCAGTAATGTCATACTGGAGGCAACCGCCGTTCGGTGTGTTATTGATTGCGGTAGTCATGTTCAGCTACCTCCTTTTAGGTTGTGGGTGCGGTGTCAACGCCAGCGCCCGCGTCAGGTGCCGGAGCAGTCAGGTGAAGGTGAGTTACGGTGTCGGCCCAGCCATCAATTCCGACAAGCTGATTAAGCCCGCGCAGAATAATGTCATAGGTTGCGGTGCCGCCAATCTCAAACGCATTGGCCAAGGTTGCGGCCCAATTCACGCTCTGGTTGTGGAAGACGCAATCATCAAACTCAAACCATCCAGCGGCCCCGGCATCCTGAGACACCATGAACTTGCCCGCTGTTTCGCTTGCACTGGTAAAACGACAGTGGATAAACAGCGCCTTGGAAGCAGGCGAGGCAAGCCAAAGCTCAGCATTCGCAGCGGCTCGGACAATGGTGTCCAGGCCAATCGCGCAATCCTTGAAAACGCATTCAGAGCTTGCGACCTTGAGTGACCAACTTCCCGCTCTCGCCGCAGGGGTCGCATGGCCCATGCCCGCGATGAAGCAGTTCTCGAAGTAGTTGCGATGCCCGGTCACAATCACCGCGCCGCTGTCAACGTCCGCGTCTGACTCATTCATAAACTGGATGTTCTTGACGATGCAACCGTCGCCGGATAGCGTCATCACATTCACCAAGTCGCCAGCGGCAACCGCGTTAAGGCGGCAACGCTGCCCAATGCCGGGGATCGGCGCGGACATGCCCACAAGGTGGGTGTAGTCCTTGGCCCATGTCAGGATCGCGGACTGCGTGTCAGCGGTAGGCCCGCCAACCATCACAACCGCGTCATTTTGATTCGTTGTGCATTTGGCGTAAGCAGCGGCGACAGTCGCAAGCGGGCGCTCAAAGCTGGTGCCGGGATTGTCGTCGTCACCATCCCCGCCTGTAAGCGGGTCAACGATGTAGATTTGTGAGTTAGGCCCGCTCGGAATGCCGAGGGCATCCAGGTATTGTCGGGCGGCTCGTGGGAAAAGCCCCATGATTCATGTCCTTTCTGCGGTGACTGGCCGGGGGTTTTCACCCCCGACTCTGCCCGCAATATTGGTTAAGCCGTCAACGTGGCGAATTCACAGCGAGTGGTGTCGTCCTCGTTGACCATGTTGATTTGATTCGGAAGGCTCACACCGAGCCGCATAGTCACCTGCAGGGCGATCATGCCGCGCTGCGCAAGGTTGAATGTCACGTTACCCGCAGCGTCGGTTAGTGTCGCTTCCTTGAGGATGTTGACATCAACATCTTGCCGGATGCTGTACACCAATCGAGACCAGTCACCCGCGATAAGCAGGCTTGAGGCTGCAACGACTCCGCCGTTTCTGGGATACAGAATCGGCATGCCGTCCAGTTCGCCCGTCACAAATGTGTCGTTTACCTGATTCCCATTGTGGAAAATGGGCTGTCCGTTCGCGTCGCGGGTGTTGCGGAGCTTGCCTTTCATCGTAAGGTGCCCGACGTAGCCGGTGGCAAAGAACCCGTCCGCTTCGAGCAGCATGCTCAACCCGTCGTCGCCGTTTGCTTTCTCGCCGAGAATAGCTTCGTATTCGTCGGTGTACTCGGCAAGACTGATGGTATGCCCAGCCGCCGTGCATCGCGCCACAAGTCCAGCGGCGCCGATATTCGTGGTCCACGACGCGGGAATACCCGTACCATAGTAGACAGCCCGGTCAATGGTTTTTCCAATCGCCGCGATGATTCGGGGTGTCAACATTCCGATCATGTCGAAACCGGTGTCAGCCAAAACCTTTTTGGGAATTGGGACGATGACCGCCACTTCTTCCGCGTCAACGTATTTGTTGGTCCAGTCCGCGTCATCCGTCTGTTGAAGGCCCGTGTCGCCGTCAACGAAATATGCTTCGATAATGCTGCCCAAAACGGGGAGCCTTGTTTGATTCGTCGGCATGTCCGCCAAGCGCTGGGCCATGGCCAGGACAGTGCTATTTTCAGGCAAGTCTTTGAGCATCACGGCAGAGACGTTTTCCGCAATGAGTGCCTCGGCTTCGCTCCTACTAATTGATTCGTTAAATCCGGCCATTATTTGGCCCTCCTTTGGCTATCCAGCAAGAATTCTCAACGCAGCGTTGGGATCGCTGGTAGCGTTTGTTTGGTCCGTGCCTTCGCCCGCATGCGCTTGCGCGGACTTGGTGGCGAAGAACAGAGGATAATCTTCCTTGAATTTTGCGAGTTGAAGCCGCCCGCCCTTGATGTAGCCCTTGGCTGACGCAACCAAGAAAGCAGCGTCCATACTCTGGATTCCTGATTCGTGCGCATCTTGTGCGAAATTGGCTTTCATTTCAGCCTCGTCAATTCGCGCCTGCGACTCTTCGGTCTGTTTCTTGGATTGCGCAGTGAGTGCCGCGATCTTTTCATCCGCGCTTTTCGCGGCGTTGGCTATGATCGCGTCGTGCTCTTTTTTGTAAGTCGCTTGCATTTGCGCAACGCGGCGGTCGGCCTCGCTTTCCACCTTCTGAGCTACTTGCTCAGCGGTGAACGTTTCAACTTTCTTGTCGGCTTTGTCAGTCTTTGGCGCGTCTTGTCCGTCTTTGGCCCCGGTGCTATCCGTTGCCGCGTCGTCCTTGTCGCCCTTATCCTGTGCGTCTGCCATGATCTTGGTCCTTTTCTTTTGGTGTCTTAAAACAAAAAACGCCACATCCCGGCAAATACCGGTCTGTGGCGTGACTCTCAAAAAGAAAACGCCGACGGTTAGCTTTCGCTAAACATCGGCGTGGCTCTCGTGGTGGGGAGTATGAACCTCCTCACAAGCGGGTTTCCCCGTCTCAGGTGTGGCCTATTTCTTCAACTTTGAATTGTGGTGTGAAACCATCTTGTCGATGTATTTCAAAGCCGCGTCGAGCGTCCTGCGCAAATTGCCCAAATATTGTCTTGAGGGCAACGGCATGTCCGCTCCTGTTTCTGAGTCTAACACGGGTTCCGCCAGTTTGTCAAGAGGCATGTTGGCAAGTTTCTTTTCTTCCACTTTCTCACGAAACTGCGAAGTGTAGCTTTGAGGGGTTTCCTGCTCGCTGTCGTTCGCGGGCGAAGAGGCTTTCTCCGGCTCGGTTTGGATTGCGCCGCCCACGCCCGCAGAGACTTCGGTATTCGTGTTTGCTTCGTCCTCCATGCCGCCATCAACGGCGGCGCCCTCCATCGCTGCGGGGGTTGTAGCTTTCGACGGTTCCTTGGCCGCCGCTTTCTTTTTCGGTTTCTTAGGGGTTGTCTTGCGTGATCGTACCATTATTCGCCTCCCTTGGGTTGGTTGTTTCGTTGTCTATTAGCAGTATGGTTATCCACGGCTTCTCGCCAGTTTCGCAGGGCTTGGATCTCAGTATCTCCACGCGCAAGCGGCGCGGTGAAATCATCCAATACGGCTGCGGCGTATTGATTGCCATAAGGAAGTTTCATAACGTCTGGACAATAGCCTTGATACTCCTGAAGTAGCCCCCAAAGCTCCCCTTTGGGCTTCTCAGCGGCTTTGTTGCTAAATTGCTCAACAAGCTTGTCGGCTGCCTTGCCTTTCCTCCCTCTAAAAATTGATTTCAGCGCATCAACCATATCGCGTATTTTACTCATGCTTCGTCTCCCTTGGGTTGGTCTTCCAATTGCAATCTCAAGCTCACTTAATATCTTGTCTTCCCCCGACTCCCATGAATAAACGCATCCTTCCCCAGATATAATATCAGAGGCGTCCCTAATTTCATCACACAAAGCCTCATCGTCTTTTGCAATGCATCTATGGCATGCACACCATTTCCCTATCAATACACCCTTGGATGTCTGGATAATATTCATCATGCTTCCTCCTTCGCTTCCGCCGTTTCGTCCGCCCATTCCTGGGTCAGTGGTTTCAGGAACGCCGCCTCCCGCGCATTCTTGATGTAGGTTACTGAGCATCGACATCCTACATGTTGCGGGTTTTCCATCGCACCACTGACGAACGCTTCCTTTATTGGTATCGGCCCTTGCGCCTCATTGGCTTGGCATTCGTCCGACACGCGCCTGTCACCGGAGCTTTGCCATATCTTAAACTGGTCGCCATTTTTTTCCGCATCCAGCCGCTCGCCTTTGCTCAATGCAATAGCCGTCTCCGTTCGCGCAATAGTGGTGCGCCGATCTCGCAGCAGGCTTTGGAACTTCGCCTCTACGCTGGCCGTTATCCGCGCATCCGACAGGTCGCTGGCCTCCGCCTCCGCCACGAATTTCAGAAACGTCTTCGCCCTCGGCGCGTCCAGCCCTTGCACTTGGTCTAGGCGCGTGGCTATCTGTCGCGGCCCTAAGCCCTCCAGGAGGCCATCTGATATCGTCTGTCCCATGCTGGCAAGGTTACTGGCGGCAACAGTGCGTAGAAGCGAGTCTGCCGCCGTCACAGCCAAGTCCTCGGCGGCCACCAACACGTCAGCGCCCACCACGCCGGTTAGTTGGCTCTGGATCGCCGTGTAGTACTGCTCCACGATTGCGGCCCGTTGCGCGTCGTTCTGTGTGAAGAGGTAGGCGGATAGCGCGTCCACGTCAGCCTGCTCAAACAGGTCAAGCGCGGCCACCATTTCAGCGAGTTCCGCTTGGGTCAGTTCAGCCATTAGTTGTCATTCCTACGCGCCACAGTGCGGGCCAGTATCCCTGTCCGCGCAATCTCTCCCGCAATATCTGGCGTTTGAACCACACCCTCAAACGCAGGTTGCACGTCACTGGCCGATGGGGGAACGCCAGCGCGGGCTTGTGGAGCCGGGGTGCCCACGACATTCGCCGCCATGTCTTTCTCAAGCTCTTCAAGTTCCGCCTCTGTGACCCCTTCCTTGCGAAGCAAAGTCTTGAGCGGATACCCTGCCTGGGTATTAAGCACCAGCGTCCGCGCCTTGGTCTCGGGCTGCATCGTGTGCGGATCTTTCCACACCACGTCGATCAAGTCCTTGTCTGCCGCCGTCTCTTTGATTTTGAGCGCGAACGCCATCGCATCCACCCATGCGCGTTCAAGGTCTACTTCGTAGTTTTCCACCTTGGCCACGAGCGGCCCATCCTTCACACGCAATGCTTCCCCACTTAATGCACTGCCTGCGCTGCCTGCGCTGCCCTTGAACACATAAAGGGGTGTGCCTGATTGAGAGCTCAGAGATTCCTCCATGCTTTCAATGGGTTTCAGGTAGGCGTTTGGATCTCCTGAATCAAACGTGCCGAACGCGGACGCTTGATCGCCTTGAGCGCTTGGCGGAATCTTTACCATTGTACCTGGGCTGACTTTTGTCTTTCCGTCCGCAAAGTTTCCAATCGCCCACCGCTGCGGCCATCCTGTGTACTCTGCCGACACCATCATATCGTTGAGGAGTTTGTTGATCGCGTCTTGCAACGAAATCACACCCCGCGTCAAATCGCCCACAGGTTCCCGGTCAGTTAGCCGGAATTGAAACAGCGGGATTGTCTCGAACTTGTTGTCATCGGTTTCGCCGAGCTCGAATCCGCCGCCGTCGGAGTTCGGCGCTTTGGATGCGGAGTAATGCTCAATGCGGTCCGTGTAGTAGAGGTTCAGGCGCCACACCTCGCCCGCAGGACCATGTTCAATCCAACGTTTGCAACCTAAGCGCGGCGTGTATGGATCGGCGCCCTCATAAAAAACGTGTGCCTGGGAAGCGGCTTGGCAAAACGCTTTCACGTCGCCCTCTTCATCCGGCCACACCATGAGATAGCCTTCGCCTGTCACCAAGACAGATTGATGGATCTTTGTCATAGAGCGACTAAACACGTCTTTCCAGATTGTCCCGATTTCGTCCCGGATTGTGTCATCCTTGGGGTACTTCCACGCATCCACGGCGATCCGGTTCTGCGTGGTGTCAACCACCACAATGCACTCGTTGCGGACGAACACAGCGCCTTTTTTAACCACTTCGCTGAACTTGTCGTTTGTCCAAGCTAGGGGCTGGTCGCCGTCGTAATAGTTCCACAGCATGGAGTTTTTGCTGCTTTTCGCGTTCATTGTGTCCACGCAAAGCGCAACGTCTGAATTTTGATGGGCCATTGGTCTATCCTTTTATTCGGCAGAATTCTTTTTTCTTCCGAGAATCTTATAACGCTTATTCTGCCAGTCAATTGCTAACTGATATTCCCCTGGAGGCAAACTCGGCCTTTCGTCAAGTGCCATCCATTCTGTCTGGTGCTCGATGTTTCGGTGCGCCACTCGTTGCGGCACTCGTTGCGGCGCCTCCGGTTCTGTGGGGGCAATGTCTTGAGGCACAGGCTCAACCGCTTTCGCAACCGGCACCACCGCGCCAAGCCCTAACGCGGCCATGCAGCTTTGGATGAATGTTCTGCGTTTCATGATTCATCGATCTCCTTTTGGTGCCATTGCGTCAATTTTGTTTTCGATTGTTTCTGCGTCTTGTCCGCTCATATCATTCCTCCTCAATCGCAAACCATCGGCTGTGGAGACCGTTGGTGCAATTCCAATATTGCGTACACAAACCAGTCGAGCCTGTTCGGGCTTGCGCCGTAGCCCTCGTAGTTGCAAAGCTCATCTTCAAGTTCGGGAAACACGCCGACATGATGTATCCGGTGCTGCTCTGACAGCGTGGCCACCGGCTCAGCGCGAACAAGTTTGCCTCGGCTGGCGTGAATACCTCTACATGGTACGGTAGCATCTGCCGTTTTAATTGTCAATCTCACCATTTCGCCGCCCTGGTTTGTTTCGTAGACCATCGCGTCCGCTTTGTGCTTGTGGTATAGCGCACACGCCGCCCGCGCCCAGGTCAACGGGGAGCCTTGAAGCGAGTCGTCATCCAGCACATAGTAGTCGCCATCCACGCCTTTGCCTGCCGCGCCTATGCCCGCCTCGTCGCCCTCCGTGGTGCAGGACGGGTCTATCGCAACCACGATGCGCACAAGCTCGGGCAACTTGTCTTTGGTGATGCGGTCCCGGTCAATCTGACTCCGCTTCCAGAGCGCGGTGTCTGAATCCTCCAGATACTTGCCCTCCAGAAACCGCATGCGCTTGCGCCGTGGCAGGCTGCCGAGCCGGTTCTCGATGTAGCCCTCGGGCAGGTTCTCCGCGTTGTGGATTGGGTTCATCAGCATGCAATCATACATAGCCCG